AGAGGACAAGGGCGATGACTGAATACACAGACATAGTAGAAGCCATGAGACTTAGGATAAAAGAAGAAAAGGAAAAGAAGCAGTTTACTTTTATCGAAGCTTCTAGTGGAAGATACCTCATTGGTAGAAAAGATGGGTCAGTACAAGAGTTGAATAGAAAAGAGTGGTTAAAGCTAAAAGAGTAACCTAATGCACTTGTCTGGGTAGCCAGACTTCTACAAAAGACTCACACTCAGGACAGCTAAGATTGGTAACCATGAGGTATGGTTCGTCTTCTTCTTCCACGTCATGATCTCCACCCCAGATCAGTTTAGTATTACAATGCCAACAGTTCATTTCTAAAAAGGTACCGCCCAGTATAGATCATCGTGTTCTATTGGCGTTACCCATTTCCCCATTTCTTTATTAGCCATCACCATGTGTCCTTTATTGCTTAGGAGTTCGTCCCATTCAAAGAAACCATACTTACGACTCCACTGATTGCCGATACGTACGTTTTCAACCGGACTGCCTGCCCACGAAACACCGCGTTCAGGGTGATCGTAGCTAATAAAGAAATAGTCATCGCCACGTTGAAACGGATACGCTCTAGGATTCTCTGTCATAATCTATCACCTTCGGATACTTGTCTTTAAAATTAATAGTCACTGTGTCCGGCTGTTGCAATTCACCAACACGCGACAACGCTTCTTCCACACTGCCCGGAACATTGTGCGCAATATAATCCGAGCGCACATGACGATGCCACCACTGGTCAGCTTTGCGCTTTGGATAGCCATGATGATCAAAGCACACCCACTCGGAGAAAGTGCTAAGACCGCAACTGTATTCTACGCGCAGAGTGGGGGTAGCCCCCGCCACAAACTGCTTACGATGTTTGAAGAAATTAACATCTCTCACCGTTAAACTGCGAATGTATTCACTCGGGTCTAGATTGTGTCTGATTAATTCCAGTTCGCTCGCGGTGTTGTCAATGTCCAGAGTACGTTCAGAAAAATGATGCCCACAGTCTGGGCAACTTGGAAAGGAGATGGGCACGATACTGCGACAATCAGGACAAGTTTTTACAGGAGACGTGCTGACTTGTCCTCTTCTCCTTCCCGTAGCTTGCGGACGCACATCGTTGATCGGACCATGCCGTTCTACGTTGCGTGCAAAATCGAGCACCAGACAGTTCTCTTTGTTTTCTGCCGGACGCATACCGCGACCGCACATCTGTACGAAAAGCCCCGTAGATTGGGTCGGTCTTAGAAAGACCAACATATCCGTTTCCGGTGCATCGAAACCGGTCGTCAGTACATCGCAATTGGCAAGTGCCTGAATGACGCCGGTTTTATACTGTTCAATAATACGTTCGCGTTCCTTAATGGGAGTTTGCCCCGTGATCAATTCAGCGCGAATATTATATTGATCCTTTAGCAAGCGGGTGACGTTTTCCGCGTGTCGAACCCCACTGCAAAAGATTAACCATGAACGACGCTCAGTGCCATACCTCACCACTTCTTCCAAAGCGGCGTGCGTATTGCCTGCGTCTCCCATGATTTCCTGTAGTTCAGAGGGGATAAACTCTCCGCCTCTAATGTGTACGTTTTCTATATCGAAAGCCGTGTTCATTGATTTAGACACCAGAGGGGCTAGGTAGCCCTCCTCAATCATCTTGAGCATTTCTTCTCCGCTGGATAAATCAATAGCCACGTCAGTAAAAATACGATCTTCTCCCTCGGTCAATAACCCGGAGCGCAAGCGATAGGGTGTTGCCGTAAAGCCCACGACCTTGACCGCCGGATTAATCTCCTGAGTTGCCGATAAAAAACTACGATAACGTCCCATACCGGATACCGGAATCAGGTGACATTCGTCCACCAGAATCAGATCGTAATGACCCAAGTCCTCAGCACGCTGATACACCGACTGAATGCCGGCGAACGTAATAGCGTCTTGTGTATCACGACGCTTTAACGAAGCACTGTAGATACCACAGGGGGCTTCGCTCCAGATCGCTTTTAGTTTATCGTAGTTCTGCTCTATCAGTTCTTTAACGTGTGTCAGCATGAGGATACGCTGACCCGGGTAGTCACTTAAAACCCCACGAATAAAATCACCGATCACAATGGACTTGCCACTGGCGGTCGGCATGATCACCAACGGATTGCCGGTGTTGCTCTCAAAGTAATCGTAGATCGAACCGATAGCTCGTTCTTGATAGTCCCTCAGTACAAACATGAAAAAGGAGGGGGCGAAAAAGTGAAAACGCCCCCTATGTTTGGGAGATTAGGTGTTGGACCAAGATGGTTTTGTCTGAGAACTTTCGTCTTTTTCTTCAGTCTTCTGGATACCAATACCCAATGTAGAAGCCTTGTAATCGCGTATATCATTTGTGGGACCGTACTCTCCCTCACCTTTTCTATACGTGACCTTGATCTGCACAGGCTTGCCATGCAATTCAGCAGGTTCTCCTACAAAAGAAAGTTTAATCGCTTTACAAAATTTTGCAAAGTCCTTTTGCGCTATTTCCACGGTCTGCTTATTAGGGTTCTTTAAGTTAAGACGCGTCCATACTTTGCGTCCCTTATAATCATCCCCGATAATATCGAATTCCAGTTCAAGATATTCACCGGTTCCGGCTTTGGTAGTTTTAACACTGGAAGCGTTTACTTGAGCCTCATACCATCCATCCGGTAAAGGTTCAAAGCCACGATCATCCTCGGGTAGTTCACTGAGAACTTTTTCAACGTCAAAATTAATTTTTGTCATTATTTGTTTCCTTATTTATTGTTTTAGATTTATCGAGACCATCTCTTACCTTTAAGAAGATATGAGTTAAGTCAGACACTTCAAATTGGTCTAGCACACCGGAACGGTCTTTGGCTTCATACTGCCAATCCTTTTCGGTTTGCAACCAACGGGTGGTCTCACCTTCATCATTTTTATCCACACGCAGTGCGAATACTTCATCAAATAGATAAGGGATAGCTTGTGGTAGTTTAGCCCCTACCATCGAAGGCATATAAAGGACATTGTTTCCCTGTCCTTCGTCACGTAAACGATCCTGTTTAGCTGTCATTACGACGTCCATCGGAAGATCGCGGAACTGCCTGAGCAAACGCATCATTTCATCAATGACGGTACCGTAAGCTTGACGCGGGTCCTTAGTCTTTTCCTTCTCGTTAGCTAAGACCACCTCACTCACTTCACTAATGGAATCCAAACACACGGTCTTGAATTCTTTAGGATGATTGTAAAGGTAATCATAGATTTCATTAATGTCAGCCACTGACTTTACTTCTATCGCTTTCACATCAGCGTTACGAATAGAAAGTAATCCACCTTCTGCACTTATAATAAGTGTAGGGGATGGAGCAGTGGTACACAGAACTGTTTTTCCTGATCCGGCAGAACCGTAAACTAAAAGACAAACGCCTTGACGTTCAACTAGTTTAGATGGGGCTACGAATCGCGAAGTTATATCAGCCATTGGCTTCTCCTTATTTATAGTTCACGCTCATACTAAATCATATTTGCATTTGTGTCAAACACAATGTATAGTTCCTTGAATATACATTTTGAATATAAGGAGTAAATAATGTCTATGAGTCTTAAAGAGTATATTGAGTTCGTAGGTGAGGATGCCGCAGCTGAACTTTTCAATACTAAAATTACTACCATTCGTAGTTGGCGCTACAAACAACGTCAGCCCCGGGTTGAGGAAGCAAAAAAAATCATTTCTAAATCCGGTGGTAAATTGAATTGGGAAAGTATTTACGGACCGGTAGAACAGACCGCTTTGTAAAGTGATTGACTGGAGCCTAAGCCCGGATAGCTCCGCTTTAGATATTGCCCTAGGATTTGTTGAATACGGTTTTAAGGTAATACCAGTAACGCGCGCTGAAAAAAGGTCTGTCGTACCTTGGAAAGCGTATCAAACCGAAGCTGCCCCCACTGACCAACAGATACGTCTTTGGTTTCAAAATGCTACAGGCATTATCCCTGCTCTGATCTGTGGGGAATTCATTGTGGTGGATGCTGACACGCCGGAAGCCGTAGGCTGGTGTGCCAAGAATTTAACCTTCACTCCTTTTCGTGTAACCACCGGACGCGGAGTTCACTTTTACTACAAGAACAACATCGGCTTTGGTCTTTACACCGCACGTCGTGACAAGGTAACCATTGAAAAAGAAATAGATATAAAAGGAAAAGGCGGTTACGTGATCGCTCCTTTCAATACTCATTCCAGTGGCGCAACCTACGAACCTAAACTGGATGAAGGGTTCGACGTTCATAATCTTCATGATCTTCCTGAACTCACCATGGAAGACATTGAGAATATCAAAGGTGAGATCATTACCGGAGGCACCGGCAACATTTCTAAAATGTTGAACGGCAGCGGTACTCTGAACATTCCTGAGCCTTTAACTCTAGACGGAGTGCCTAGTGGCAGTAGGAACGATACAGCGGCTAGATTAGCGGGTAAGTACATCGGCATGAACTTGCCTATCGAAGAAACCATCTCCATTCTTAATGAATGGAATCTCAAAAATTCTCCTCCGTTGTCGGATATAGAGATTGTCACCACTGTTAAAAGCATCGCTCAAACTCACGCTCATAACGAAGCCAACAAGAAACTCGCGCCACTTTACGTGGAAAAAAAAGAAGACATTCAAGAACCTGATAACTTGTTAGAAGCACCGGGAATCTTAAAAGAAATATGGCGATACGGGGAAGACATAGCCCGTGTATCGCAACCACACTTATCAATGCAAACATCCCTTGCATTGGGTAGCGTCGTCCTCGGTCGGTTATACAAAACCGACCTCAATAATTATTCCAGTTTGTTTTTCATGAACGTTGCCAAATCCGGGCAAGGAAAGGAAAACAGCAAGACGGTTATTGAAGCTATACTAGAAGCCAGTGAGGCTGATTATCTCCTAGCCGGGGACGGCTATACTTCAGCGGGGGCTGTTTTTTCAGCACTGCGTTTTAAACCGGCACACATATCCATAATGGATGAGTTCGGTAAACGTTTAGAATCCATTAACCAATCCAGTAACTTCAACAAAGAAGATGGTATTCAGGTGCTAATGGAATGTTGGGGAAGATGCCACGGTACTATTCGTCCGGATAATTACTCGATGATGAGCGCCTCTCCCATGCAAATCAGTGACATGATGAATCGTTACTGTCATCAACCTGCGGTTACCTTACTGGGAATGACGGTACCCCGTAACTTTTACGGCGCCTTGTCAGGGGGACGAATTGCTGACGGCTTCTTAAATCGTTTCATCGTTTGTGAAAGCACCCTACCCAGAGTAGTGGGGAAATTGGTAGAAGGAATTGAACCTCCCCAATCTATTGTGAGATGGGTAAAAACCGTACGTGAGACTCATGATTTAATTGAAGAATCAGTGCGAAACAACGGCATGATCCACATGGATGCAGAAACTATTCCATTTGATGACAAGTCTAAAGAACTCTTAGCCTCGCTAGAAAAAGTATTGGTGGATCATCAGATCATCCTAGAGAAAGACGGACTCGAAGTGCTTCTATCCAGAACCCGGGAAAAAGCAATGCGCTTGGCAATGATAGGAGCGCTCGCTGACAATCCTAAATGCAAGCAGATTGATTCAGAGATTACCAAATGGGCAATTGATTACATTTTTTACTACGATCGTCTGTTAGTGGAAGCGTGCCGCAAATACGTTTCTAGCAGCGAATTGGAAAGTAAGTTTAAAATAGTGTTAAACTATATTCGTGAAATGGGAGAAGGCGGTATCTCTAAGCGCGACATAGACCGTCATGAAATATTTCGTTCCATGCCTCGTCGCGAAGTCCGTGAAATTATTGATAGGTTAATAGCCAGTGGAGAAATTCAAGAGCGCACCTTCAAGACCGACGGCAGAGGCAGACCGAGTTCCCGTTACGTGGCAATTGATCCATTATTTTTTGAAGAGAGGGAGAAATATGAACCCACTGACACAGAAAGAGAAGGAAATAGAACTCGCTAACGCATTAATAATTATTGCAAGGGGAGGTATTTCTGATAGTGTCATGCAAATGGTTGCATCAGACACCCTAGAAAAGTGTGGTATTGAAGTGCCAAGTCGTGAAATAATTAATGATTAGGAGGCAAATATGTTAATAATGATTGCATTAATAATAAGTGTAGTGGTTACCGTTGCATCAGCAATAGCAGCCGTTACGCCTACACCCAAAGATGATAAATGGATAGGAAAACTATACAAGATCATTGATGTGTTCGCATTAAATATCGGAAAGGCTAAGAACAAAGCAGGGAAATGAAGCTTTCGATTGGGCTAGGCATAGCATTGTTGTTAGTTGCTAGTGGCTCATACGTTTGGATCGGTAATCTAAATGATGAAATTGCTATCTTAAAAGGCAATGCCATCGTGCTTGAAAGTGAGATCACCAAACAGAATGAGCA